CATTTCACCTAAAGGTGCGCCTTCGTTTCCGAACCCACCTTGTAAGTCTAAGTTTGATTTTAAATCTTTTAATCCCATAATTTTATTGTTTTATTATACATATATTTTATTTTAAGTCATAGCAGTAAAACTAGTATTCTTTTCATAAGGAAGGTTTGAACGTACTATACTGTTAGGATCTATCATTGTATTTTGTGAAGTTGGTTTATTTTGTATTGTTTTTGTTTGTGTTTGAGTAGCATTAATTAAAGCGTCAAATTTACTATTAAGCGCATTTATTGCTGTATTGTCATTTTGTTGGTTATTTGAAGATAGTTTGTCAATATTAATACTACCTTCATTCCCCATTGCTATATCATTAGCTTTAAATAAATTAGTGCCCGCTATTACAGTATCTTTATTATTTAATGCAAATTTTCCTTCTGGTGCTAATAGCATTCTTGATCCATACCCACTATTTCCTTCAGGTGGTGACATCATGTCATCTGCTTTTGCTGAATTAAATGCTGACGCAGCAAGAGCAATTCCTCCTGCAATGGCTATTGCTCCTAATCCTAATGTTGCAGCACTCGCTGTAGTTATAGCTGCAATTGCTGTTCCTATTGCTTGGGCTAATCTTATTGCCCCCTTAGCTATTAATCCTGACATAGATCTATTTTGCAATTGTTTTTGAAGTGTTATACTACCTTCTGTTGCTAATTTTGATCCTGATAATCCTAAACCAAATGCTTCTCTTATATTTGCTATAGTTCGTTGAGCATTCTTTTTTATTAAAGTTAATAATCCTGCGTTTTTAGTAAAATTATTTAATTTTTCAATATTACCTTCATTAGCAGCTAAAATTGTTGATCTTGCTTTTGCCGCATTTGATTGTTGTTGAGTAATTAAACCTAATCCTCTAGCTGTATTAATAGCTAGTTCTCCCGATCTTATAGACATTACTAGTCCTTTTATACCTTGATATAATTTAACTGCGCCTTTTAAAGGATTGAGTGTACCAAAAAGTATTTTACTTAATAGAGCTGCTTGGACTAAAAAATCTCCCAATTCACCTTTTCCTAATCCTAAAGCATTTGTAATTTTACCTACACCTGACAATATTGATGCTATACTTTCTACAAGAACCATAACAGGTCCATTAGCTATATCTACAAATATAGTTTTTAGTTTCATTACAGCATCATTGAATTTTTCTTGGGTACTTCGTTTTTCTAATTGATTAGCTAAGTCTTCATCACCTGCTAATCTTGCTTCTTGTGCTAATTGTGCTATGTTTGCGTTTTTAAGTAAAACGTCTGATAATTGGTCAGCTGTCATTCCAACTGATTCTGCTAGTGCTTGTTGTTGAAGAACATTCATTTTAGTAAAATCACCAAAATCGCCTACATTAGCATTAATTTCTTTTGTTAAAGTTTTATAATCACCAGTTAATGCTGCTAATCTTGCTCTTTCTAAATTAAGTTGTTTACCTGTTAGTAATTCTGCTTTTAATTCATTACCAATAGATTGTTCAAAATTTAATAATGCCGCACCTGAAGCTGCTACAGCTTCTAATTCCATACCAAATTGTTTAGCTACTGCTACTGCTTCTGCTATTGCTGTTACATTACCCCCTAATTGGGCTGCTATTTGGCCATTTATTTTACCTGCTTGGTCTAGTACCTTATTAATGTCTAATCTAAGGCCTTTTTCTTGTTCAGCACTTACTACCGCTCTCCTTGTTTCAGTTGTTATTACTGCTGCATTTTTCCCTGATATGTTAGCAAATCTAGCAAAATTAGCTTGTGATTCGGCAGACATATTAGTTAATTTACCTAATTCTGCCATTTCTGTAACTATATCGTCTCTAAGTATAGTTGATGCTGTGCCAAATTGTTCGTTTAAGTTATTAAAACTTTTTTCTATATCAAGCGAATTAATAGAAGTATTTTTTGTACTAGTTGCTAATGTTTCAAAGTTTTTTCTTATACCTGTTGCTTGATCTCTAGATACACCTAAACTTCGTTCTAATTCTGTTATTGATTGGTCTACTGTAAAACCTGCAGCGAACATTGATGTTAAAATAACAAATGGGTCTAACATGTTTTCTTTTAGTTGGGCACCCATTTCCATTATCCCCGCTGACATTACGTCAAATTTAGTAGAACCAACTTTAGCAGCTTTTTCTTCCATTTCTTCTAGAATCTTATCAGCTTTTAAGAATTCTCCTACTATTGGAATTTTACCTACACCTTTTACTAATTTACCAAGTACTCCTAATTTTTTTTCTATTCTTTTTCTTATTGCTAGTTCTTGTTTTAAAGCTACTAGATTTTCTTTACTTATATCTAAATTAGATTGTAAACCAAACTTAATATTCTTTAATACTTTTTCTTGATCCATATTAGCCTCAGTTACTTCTTTAGGATCATCTTTCATCCTGTCTTGTAATGAAGCTAGTTGAGAAGTTACTTGAGTTATTTCTTTTAATGCAGAGTTTTGAGTTTGTGTAGATTTAGTTATTTCTTTATCAATATCTCTTTTAGATCTACGACCTTTTATTATTGCTTCTTCATCTCTTAAAATATTTGCAGTTTGTTTAGATAAATCTCGAGAATTTTTTAATATGGCTTTACCCTGCTCATTGGTTATTTTAAAAGCTCCTCCTATTTCTTTAGATAAATCTATTTGAATTTTTAATTCATCAGTATTAACCCTTTGTATTCCTAGGTTTTCTCTTAATACTTCTGAATATAATTTTCCAAGCTCTATTTTTTCTTTTTCTTCTTCGTTAGCCATAATATAAGATTATTCATATATAAATATGAAAAAAATAAAGGCATCTGCGATGCCTTTACTTAAAAATTGTAGGTATTGTTAGGGCTTACATTAGGTCTTTGAATAGTCCTACTGTCTCCCATTTGTTGGTCACCCTGGGCTTTTCTTTGTTCTTCATTTTGTTTTTCAATAAACTCATTAATTTTAGTTATATGAAAACGTCTTAACCAAATAGGCATGTTGTATATCTCTGAATGTATAAATCCACCACCACCATGGTACACCAGATCATGTATTTGAGTCCATAAGACTTGTCTATACTGAGGCGTCAGGCCAAAAAAAGTTAACCCCGATAGGAACGTTTACATCTTCGACTACTGTCCCATCGCTAAAAGTAAGGTCGAATGTTAGATCAATGTCAGGTGACACTGAATCTAAATAATTTCTGAATGCTCTAGCATCACGTGCTAAAAATTGTGTGTCTACAAAGTCTCTAATTGCTTTAGTTGTTCTATCACCATTTACTGACTGTATTACATGTTTCATACGTGTAGTTAATTCTGGTGATGATGTTTTGTTGATTTTTTTAAGACCTTTTAATTCAGCATCAATTTTTTTCTCATCTTCTTGAGTTAAAAGTTTAAATGTAAGTAGTACTTTAGATGTAGGCAATTCAAATTCAAATTCATTTTTACCTTCAATCATTAAAGTAGTATTTAATTCTTTATCATCTGCTTCAGTTAGATCTATTGTCACTTCTTCATTTTCACCTGTAGTTGGATTAGGATAACTAAAAGTGTAATCTTGTCCATAACCTAAAATACGAGCTGCAACTAATACTGCGTTTTTATCACCCACTAATAAGTCTTCTACTTTTATTGGGTCCATAATTAATGATTGTAGTAATTTATCAATTACTGTTCCATTTTTTATGTAATTTTGGTTAGTTAAAATGTCCTCTTCTTTAGCAGTCATATATTTCATTCTAATAATGCCTGATTTTAAAGGATGTCCTTCAGGATAAAGTAAACCTTTTGATGGTAATGTAACTTCTTCCGTGGGAAATTTGTAAGCTTGCTCTTGTGGCTGTGCTTGGGGTTGTTGTGTTGATTCCATAACGTTATTTTAATTAAAACTAGTTCGGATATACATATATGTGAGAATAAGAAAAGCGCCAAAAAGGCGCTTTTTCTTTATAAAAATTATTACTATTAGTAATTTAAGATGGCGTAATCCATTCTAATAGTGATAGAAATGTTCATTGGTGCATCTGAAGACCAATCAGCTTCTCCAAAGTTTGCTTGTGAACAATAAGCACCTTTACAAATCCATTCTTCAACTACATCACCTACAGGACCTAATGCGTTAAATCTAATGTCTTTTTTATAGAAATCAGAATAACCATCTCTACCTGTAACTGACTCGTGTGACAAACGAACCCACTCCATTACTGCTTGAGCACCTGATGGTGTTACTGGATCATAAAGTTCAGCTGTAATGTTTTGCCAGTCAGCTTTTCCTTTAATTTTTCTTTTCACGTTAATGTGATCAAGAGTTACTTCTCCAAATTGGATGTTTGGTCTTCCTACTTTTTTTACTAGGAATGCTGGAATTCCATCGATAAACATTACAAACCTGTTTTGCAACTTAGGCTCGAATGCTGTATACATCATGTCGTTTGTGTTTAATATTGCCATCTTTTTATTTTATTTTATTGTTCTATTATAAATATAATCCTTTTAAACTTTTTATGCAGGGAATGTAGCTCCTGTTGGTAATACGTTAAAGTCAAGTACTATAAATTCTGCTGTTTTAGTTGGTTGTAAATAAATAGCACCTACTAATCTATTTCTGTCGATTTCTGATGGTGTATTATTTGACTCGTCCATTACTACTCTAAATGCGTATAATCCTTGTCTTTGTTGTACTGACTCTAAATATGGGTTAACAATATTTAAGAATCTATTTCTAGTTTGGATTGTGTTTTGTTCAAATACTAAGTACTTAGAAGAACTTCCAATGAATTTCTTAAGAGTAATTAACAATCTTCTAACATTAATTCTGTCTAGAGCTGTTGGTCTTACTTGAAGTGTTTTCTGACCCCAAATACAAACTCCTGTTGCTGGGAATGTTGCTATTGGATTTACTCTTCCTTCATATAAGCTATCTCTTTCAGCTTGTGTTAATCTATTTTTAGCTTCTAATACAGTTCCTAATACACCTCTGTTTAAACCAGCTGGTGCGAACCATTCAGCTCCAATTCGATCTGACGCAGCAATTGCGGCAGGCACGATAACTGATGGGGGAACAAAGATCGGTTTGTTACGCGAAGTGTCTAGCACTTTTACCCATGGATAATATGCAGCAGCGTAATTAGTATCTAATCCATTTGCATCATTAACTGCTTGATTTACAGTTGCTGTTTCTTTTGATAAATCCATTACATAGAATGTATCACCTCTATCTTCAGCCATGTTTTGTGCTGCATCTGTTACTGAAGCGTGTAAGTTTTTAATTACACCAGGTAATACTAACATGTTAATATCATATTCATCTTGATTAGATAAAATGTCTAATGCTTTTTTATACCCATTATATCCAGTAGCACTTGTTGAACTTAAATCAAAACCAAATGCATTTGTAGCTGATAAATTTTCTCCAGTTTTAATTATTGTAGCTGGATCAATTCCATCTAAACCACCTTGGAAAGGTACTGAGAATTTTAAATCTACTGCTCTAGGTCCTGTTGCTCCTGTTATGTCAATTGAAGCACTTAATGATCCTTTAAATGCTGCTGATGAGCTTGAATGCATAAATTCATTATCTACATTAAAATCATTTCCTTTATTAGAAGTTGAACTACCACCTGCAGATGTTAAAGGTACTGGTTTATTCCAGTTTGAATTATCTTTATGTGTGAAATCCCAACCTAAATAAGCTTTTGTATTGTAATTTCCACCTATTAATTGTTTTGAAGCTGAAACATATGCTTTTAATTGATATGTTTGACCACCTTGATTACCATTACTTATAGTATCAGCTACTGTTTTAAATCCTTTAGGTAATAATGATGGAGAAGTTGCTCCTTCTGCAACAGAATTGTCTACTTCTACTCTTACAAATTCTGAAATGTTAGGATAATCTCCTTTTGTAAGAACTTTTCCAAAATCACTACTATATTCTTGATATCTATCTCCAATTCTTCTTGCAATGTAATTTGGTGAATTAGGATCAAGATTTACATTAGTAAATTCTTCTAAGATAGAAGGTGTTCTATCTGTATCCGAATATTTTCTAACCTGTACTGTAAATGTACTATATTGTTCTACAT